TATCATGACCACTTACATCCCATGGACCACTTAGTTCTCTAACATTTACAAAATTTCCATAGTTTGCAGAAACTAATACATCTTCTCTTTGTTTGTGTGTTATAGCTTTATCAAGTGCCAAATGTTTTTTAACTATGTCTTCATTTCTGAAACCTGCAACATACGAAATACCAGATGTTTTTTCAATGGCTACTTGTTGTGTATTACCACCAGCAGCTGATGTTAAAAATCCTTGATTGTTTCCTTGTCTAAGATGTTCTTTAAGAGTAATCTTATTACCTGTAATATTATAGTTACCGCTTTCCTCATGAGTTCTTTCAGCCATTGCATCACCAAGCTCATTATATCTTGGTTCATTACCTAACATTGTCATATAGCCATTTTTAAATCTGACTAACTCTACAAAGTCTGAAGCAGTTTCACTATCTAAATATTTAACTAATGATGGAGTAATAGTTAATCTGTTAGCACCTGGAGCTGTATAGTTATATGCACCTTGTGCTGGGTCTAGTAATGTTGTATCTGTATTACTTGTTGTAATACTTTCTGTAAGTTTAAAACCTACTCTAAAGTTAGCTGTATTAGAATCATATTCACCAACTACTATAGAACTAGCTGGAACAGCTATAAAGTGATCCTTTGCAAATATAACACCTTGACCAAATGTAACTCTACTACCAAAACCACTAGCAGCAGATGCTAGCACTCTAGCTGTTTGTCCTGTGTTTGAAGTTAAAACTTCACCATTTGTAAATGCAGTTTGTGTTGTTGTGTTACCACCATCTGTATATTGTAAATATAATGTTTTTGTACCTGGAGTATTAGCTTCACTACCAAACTTTGTATCAACTACTAATGCTTTAACTCCACTAGTATTTCCAGTAACTTCTGTGTTGAGTAATAAACTTAAATTAGCTACTCCACCAGTTGCATTATTATCTCTAATTCTAATAAATGGAACTCTTTCATCATATGCTACTTCAACACCTCTTACTACTGAACCTTCTTTGAATACATGTTCTGCAAACCTATCTATTTGGTTTTGTAATAAAGTTTGCATTTGTGTAAGTTCTCTAGCTTGTACAGCTAGACCTGGTCTAAATAAAAGTCTATAAAAATTCTTATCTTCTTTAAAATCGTCGTAGTATGGATCTACATTTAGACTTGTTCTTAGTGATTGTGTGTTACTTATTCCTACCATTTAAAATCCCATTATTATTTTAAAGTTTTCAATTTGTTCATTTGCTCTTGTAATTGGTGATCTATTTTCAACATACAAAACTTCTCCGTTATAAAACAATAAGTCACTATTAGCCGAAGGTTTAATAGTAGCTTTCTTACCAGAAGTGGATCCAGTTATTTGTTCATTATTCTGGAACCTTCCTGTTATATTTATCACTCTAAGCGTGCCTGCCGTGTTAGCTGCATTACTATTTGCAAAACTAACTACATTACCAGTAGCACCACTTGTACCACCAGTTATTAATTCATCTGCATTGAAGTCTCCAGTTGCACCAGTAAGTGTCATTCTTGTTGTCATATCAAAATTAATTGTATTAGCAACTGATCCATTAGCTAATATTGGATCCTTTAAAAGTCCAAAGGTTCGTATATTATTCTCTAAAGGAAGTGTACCTGATTCTGTTCCACTGAATTCAGAAGTAAGCATAACAAAACTTCCACCTAATTCTTCTCTTGCATTCTTTCCATGTCCATTTCTTGGACTTATAATTGCTCTTGCAGTTGCACTGTTACCATGAGAAGAGTTAGCTGTAATAGTTACAGTAGCATTTGAATAATTAACTCCAGAACTAATAATATTAATATAATTGACAGCTCCATTACTAGCTACTACATTAGAGTAAGCAAGTAATCCTGATCCATCACCAGATACTGTAACCTTTGGACTTACAATATATCCACTTGAAGTATTAGGAGCAGTTGTAAATGCACTATTTACTGTTACTGTTCTTGATACTCCTGCATATCTAGTTATTTCTCTAATTAATCCAGCGCCTTTACCTGAAGTAATATAAATTGTACTTCCTACATATATTGAATCGTTAGCACTTGCAGTGTTAGCTAAAGAAAAAGAAGCTCCATTTGATACACTAGCAAACTGACCATTAGTAGTAAAGTAACCTCTACCTCCAGCTGTTACTTTTACAATATTGATTGCACCATTTACAGATGCTTGTTGAGTTGAAAATTGAGCTGATCCATCATTAGCAGTTAATACTTTGACTGGAATATATTGATCAGTAACAAACTTACCATTATCTGCACCAGATACTGTGTACATATACTTCCACTGATATCCGTCAGCTGTTTCTGTTATTCCTGTTGAAGTACCTGTTGGTTGAACTGTTGAATTTGCATTTTTATTATTAAATAGACACTTATATACGTTTCTATCAGTTGTATAAACATAAAAAGTATTAGCATACAAGTTAGAATCTTCATTATCATATGCTGCATATAATACATTATTAGACCAGTTATATCTTTTCAATGCATATGTAATATCAGTTGTAGCTAGCTTTTTAGCAGCTAACATTTGTTTGTAAATATTATAGTCGTCGTTTTGAGTATCACTTACAGGTGCTGTTACAACTGAGTCATTCGCATAAGGACCAGGTCTTCCAACAAACATATAAAGTCTAGAAGGTGATGCTTCACTAACTGATTCAAAAATTTGATCTGCAATATAATAAGCGAATCTTTTTGTCACATGCGCAGTCATTTAATCTCCTTAGATAGCTCCAGTGTCTTTCACAACAACATTGCCTTTCATATTAGATGGATGTGAAGAACAAACATAAGTATAAGAATCTCTTCCAGAAGAAACTATATCATGTGGTATTTGCCAATATAGAACTCCTGAATTCTTTCCTTGAGCACTTGCTCCTGTACTTATTGTACCATCAACTGCAACATGAATCAACGTGTTTGAAAAATAACTTGTACCTGATGCACCACTTCTAATATAGAATGGATGAGCTCCTGCTAAACCATTTAAGTCAAATGCAACTGTTGATTCATTTCTTACAGTTAGCTCTGGATTGTTAAATGCAGCACCACCTTTTCCAAAACCCATATTAGAAACTATGTAAGCTGAGGATCCATTTGCAGATATATCA